CATTTGTAGCAGTAGCAGATGTAGCACCTGTGCGATCTGTTGCCCACCAAATATTAGTCGATCTATCATTGATGGCTGTTTTGTAGTAGTTTGATGAACCATCTGAGTTTTTAGCATCAGTTGCGCGAGATAGTCCTTGATAAACTTCTAGTATTTGTCCTGGAACACCTGATAACTTACCATTTGTATCAGTTACAACCACATGGACTGTGTCAATAGCAGAAGTATTACCAACTTCAGATACAAATTGAGAAATTGTAGGTGCAGCTGAAACTAGACCGTGATGTTCCCAGAAACGAGAAACTCCAACAACAGTGTTATTACCATTTACTGTGGTATTTGCTACATAATCAGTTGAAAGTATATACTTGTCTAGGAAAGATACTGTAAATGTGGCAAGATTTGAAGAAACAGCAGGTGTCCCAATTGCTGAAATTGTAAGATATTGAGTACCAATAGCAGAATTACCTACTTTAATTGCATCACCTACCGAAAGTGCTGCTGCAATGGTATTTGCATATGTATTTGCTGCTGCATCTATATTATCCGAATCAAAGGATAATGTAGCAGTATTTGAACCAATGCTAATGTTAAATGCACCAGTAATATTATTAGCGCTTTGTGGACCAGCAAGATCAAGAGTAGAAGAATAAGCATTTACACTATCGCAAATTGAAACTCTTAGTGAGTTACCTAGATCACCAGGATACTTAGCAACATAAAGAACACCAGATTCAAAGCTTGCACGTGCATCATAATCAATTTGATTCTTTACAACATTGTTTGCAACCGTTACAGCAGCGGTGTTAGCAACTGCATTTAGTGCAGAATTTGCATCACCAGTTGTAGTATTTGCAGCACGCACAACAAAAAGAGCTGAAGAATAACTTAAAAAGCTAGCGGCAGTCAAAAATGTTTCTGGATTTAGAGAAGTTGGCTTACCGAAGCGAGCTACAAGTTGATTTTCATTTGAGATAAGAACTCTCTCACCTACTGGACCCCAACGGAAAACACCCGCAAAGGCAGCTGCAGAAGTAGAAACGCTTGGAACAACCGTAGTTAGGTCAACTTCAGAAACGTTTACACCGGGACTTACTAATACCGCCATAATTTTCTCCTTTCAAGAGATGTTGATATTTATATATCAGTTTATTTTATTGATAGAACGGCATAGTAAAAAGATCAATCTTGCTATCAAATCTAACTATGTTTATTTATAAAAAGTCATTTTCTAACGAATTAAACCAACCTCTTGACGGTTTTTCAAGTATTTCATTTACGGATTCACCATGATCCACAAACCCAAATGGTAAAAGATCATTTTCTATTTCATCTTCTGATTTCTCACGAAGTCTAGCCAAAGTATTAATATCAGTAATATCTTTAAAAAACGTCTGGTTGGATAACCAAGCAAATAGAACCAATCCCATAACCATATCATCATGGTTACCAGATTCAGCTTCATATGACACGCCCTTTTTAGAAAACGTAGACAATTCTGAAATGGTGTGCTTATCATGAACTACAAGTTGATTTTGTTCTATGAGAAGTTTGAGAATAGAACAGCCGACAGATTTTACAGTTTTTGTGGTTCTAATACCTTTATCTACATTAGTACCAAATCCAGAAGAGATTCGTTTACCACTTCGTCCAGCATTTTCGGTGAAGAGTATATTCTCATATTCAAAATCATAATGAAGTGAGGTTGATATTTGTTCACCTAAATCATTAATTTCTACAAGGACTGAAGCATTGTTATAACTTTTTGCTATACGATAGACTATTTCAGCATAGTCGATAGGTGTCATAAGATTATTACGATAGGCACAGACTTGTTGATATGGCATTGTAGTTACATCAATAATGCTAAATGCTGAATAGTCTAAACCTTTACCTCTTGAAACGTCTACAATAGAAACGTAAGTGTGCCCAGGTTTTGAGTTCTCAAATAGAGATAGACCATCACGCTCGTTTAATGGTATGGATGCATGTAGTTGTTTTAGTTTCCAACCAGCAATAAGTGTGCCTGAAGATCCTTGGAACTCAACTTCATATTCTTGAGAGAACTTCTGTATATCAAAGTTCATTGCCGATAGTGTGGCTTGTTTCCAGGCTTCATCTCTACCAGGAACCTGTGACCAATGAACCATAATAGGTTTATATGCGTTTTTACCTAACTGAGCATTTGTCCAAATATGATAGAAGTGATTTAAACCATTTGGTGTTGAAACCAGAATAAGCTTTGATTCTGCACCAGATGAAATAGTAGGATATACTGAAGTAAAGAACTCATCCCAATTGTCAACAAATGCTGCCTCATCAATAAACACCATATTAATAGAATAACCACGAATATTATCAGATGATGTAGCGGCGGCAATGATTCTGGAGTTATTTTCAAGTTCAAACGAACCTTTATTCCATTCTACAACACCTTGCTGAAGCCATTTAGGTAAATGCTGATATGCTAGTTGTATTTTACCAAGGATTTCTCGGGCAGTATCACCTTTATTTGCTAGCAACGCTACAGTTTTATCTTGATTAAAAAGAATATACCAAAGAATAAATGCACAAGTTACGCTTGACTTACCAACTTGTCGCGCTGTGGAAAGTACTGTATAACGATTATCAAACATAGCCATTATCATTTCTTTTTGATAATCGTACAGTTTGAACTCAATGAGACCACGATCGATGTTGATTATACGCATGTAGGTTTCAACAAAATAAACCACATCTTGTGAACACTTTGCATATTCTGCAATGATATCATGAGTCCAGTTGATAGAAACTCCAGAACGTTTTAGATTTGGATTTCCATTATAAGATCTAAACTTATTAAATATTTCTGTTGACATTAGTACTCTTTATTGGTATAATAGGTATTGACCTTAAAGGAATGGTATAGGATTATTGATTCTTCAAGTCTGCTAGAATCTTCTGAAGCTCTGTTGATGTTCCTACAAATAAGTTGTTTGTAACTTGTTTTGCTTCTTGGTCTCTAGGTTCATCAGCTTTGTCTAGTTCTCGAATAGACTTTTGAACTTTCAACAGTTTCTCTGAAGCATTAACTACAGTTGTCATAAGGTTTGAAAGTACTTCAAAGTCTCTAGCATTCTGTGATTGATCTGCTATTTGTGCCATTCTTGATATGGCATCTGATCCATTTGCAATTACTTCACGAATGTTTGCTCTAGCATAAGTAAAATCTTCATTTGCCGAATCATTCTTGGCATTTGCTACTATAGTTGATATTGTAGTAGCAAATGGAGAAGGCATAATACCTAAAGCATTATTTATTGGATCGTCATCATCATCTGTCATATTAGCCCTGATGTTCTATTTTGGCATGCCAAATATGTACTTTTCTTCCTTCATGATGATAAACTGTTGGTTCATGATGAACTTTTATCGTAGTATTTCTTGGAAGAATGGTTTCATGTTCCTTATTAAATTCCGATAGATGAGATATATGAAGCCCTTTGTCGCTTTCCTTCATATGAAGATGTAAAATGTGTATATCATGAGTTTCTTTTTTTTCTTTAGCTGTAAAAGCATCTTCATGTGGTATAAGTGCAAACTTATGAGCTACAGTTTTGTCATGTGTTAATGACATATAAGAAGGTAAATGAATATGCCCATTTTCATTTGTCATTTTAGCTGGATTAAAACCAAGCCCCGAATATAAATGTGTTTCATGGCCTATAGGTTTATTAGTAACAGAATCTAATTGATTAGTAACCGTTTTAATATGATCATTTAAATCACTTTTATTTTTATGTGCTTTGATAAGCGCGTAGCTTAAACTTTTAGAGTCGTTACTATATGTATTAACACGATCTATTTGTTTTTTATTTAAATCATGATGTTTTTTTACATGATCCACTAGTGTTTTAGATATATCTTCAGAGCTGTGCCCTAAATGTTTATTTTCATTATGGTCAGTCCAAGTTTTAATATGATCTTTATCTTCAGTTTCTTCTTTTAGTTTTGAAACGTGTTTAAAATGAATAGGTTCATCTGGTGCATAAGCATCATTTTTAGTAGAAGACCTACTATTATAACCCATTTTAAAATGAATAGGTTCATCTGGCACATAAGCGTCATTTTTAGTAGCTGATTTTTTAATAAAATCTTTAAACTTTTTCATTTTAAGATTCCTCTATGTCTACTACAAATCCAAAGTCATCGCTTGCCACAATATCATTAACTGGGATGGATATACTTGAGTTTGAAGTTGGCTGCCCATTTGAGGTTAAGCCCGGTTGAATATGAATAGTCACTATTGGATCATCTACATCCGAAATGGAATCTGCTGTATCTGGTGGAATAAAGATTTGTGTATTTGCATATTTGATGACTTTGGCGGTCTTTACTGGTCCGTATAGATATCCTTTGAGTGTGAAATCTAATGTCCATACCATGGACCTTCTTTTATCAAAGTCTCCATCATAAACATCATCTACATTTACTCTATTTAAAATGATAGGAATATCATGTTTGATATTCATTTCTGG